AAAAAGAGCCACGCCATCGGGCATTGTCGGGTTCGACAGGAATACGTCGTAGATCGCCTTTTCTTGCGTCCTACGAGCCGCCGAGCCGTGCATCGCTGGAATGCGAGACAAGGCATCAAGGTCATCGTTGATAACCGTTTCCCAAGTGACGGTAAATTCCTTGCCGTACTTCTCGATCTTGTACGACTTGCGTTGATCGACAACCTTGCCCTCTGGGTAGTCTTTGCCCTCGGGGACCACTTCAAGGTTCGGCGATTCGCCAAGGCTGATTCGGTTGATGTTTTTGAAGTCATCAACCGACTGGGCTTGCCTTACCCATTGGTCCCAAGTGTATGGGGCCTCGACGTAAGACGCTGTAAGGGTCTTGCTGGCCGCATCCAAGAGCAGGCTCGAAAACGATCCGCTCGTGTGGTAAACGTCGCTCGATCGACGGATATTGAATCGATCCATCGTCCCTTGGTGGCCCATCGCGATGCGAACAACGTCGCCCTTGTTGTGTCGCTCTGGATTGACGCCCATTCGCCTTACGCAAGCTTCGGCAAGCCGATAGAGCCCGAGGTTGCGGAAGTGTTCCGCGCCTTGAACGTCAGGGGCCTTTTGAGTCTTGATCTGGCCTTGGTAGCATCGCTGAACCAAGCCCGCCGAAGCCTGAGCCATGAACTTATCATGCTCGCTTTCGGTCACGCTGAAACTGGAGCCCTCGACGGCCCCGCCTAGTGGTTGAGAAGCCATCTTTCGGATAATCCTTTCTTGAGCGTCCTGAACGGTCACATTTGGATCGTCGATCAAGGCGTCTGCAAAGCTACGCTCAAGCCTTGCAAGCGTACAGTGGGCAACGATAGTTTTGCGTCGGTCGTCGGCTGCCTTGAGTTGCCTTGCAACTTCGGCTTCGACTTTCTTTTCGGTGTCTTCGGTTGGCTCGACATGTTCGGCCCGCATAGTCTCTTCGGGCTTTTTGTCCGCGCCTGCCATCGATTCGACTTGGCCCACCGGAGCCGCGTCAGAACCGGCTTGGCCGGCTGCCTTGCCTGCGAGGTAAACAATGATTTGCATTGGGTCGGTCATGCCCTCAGGCAACCCGAGACCCTTCAACGTTGCCATTAGGCTTTCGTCCATTCTCTCAACCCTTTCCTGGTCGTAAGACCTGCGAACAGTAGAATTCGGATCCGCGCCCGTTGCGCAAATCGAAGCGTTATGAGGCTCCCAAGCGGTTACTATTTCCGCTGGACCCTCAATCACCTTGCCTTGTCGGGTGGTGTACGTTTGGCCCTCCCTCACGAATTGACGCTCTAGGATCTGTGCATCAATCGAAAAGTCATTCAAGTGGCCCTCGGTGTATCTTGTCGCGACAATCTGCGAGTCTGCATCGCTTGCGAAATCCGGCAAGCCTAAAAGCTCATCGCCTTCGATAACGATGTTGCGAATCGATCCGAAGACGTTGCGCACTGTCTTGTCGTTGTGCGAATCGACGATTGGTAATTGACGCTTGGCGTTGCGAAACCGAACGCCATCCATGAGCAATACTTGCTTGATCCAACCGCGTTCCTGGTCGTAGACCATTACCGGCGTCTCTGTCGCAATCACCGCCCGGCCATCTTTCACGGTCCCGAATTGCCGAACGATCGAACCGCCCTCGATGGGCTTGGCTTGGCGTCTTGCGTCGAGCTCTTTTCGTCGCTTGATTAGGTCTTGCTTGTTCATGCCGTCACCTCAGCCGGTAGCGTGTCCACCGATCCGTCTTTTGCGTCGTCGATTAGGGCCTGTACGCTCGCTTCGCTCATGCCGACCGATGATAGGAACACCTTTGCCGCCGCTTCGCTAATTGCCCCGCTAGCTAGCTCGTTAAGGGTCTTGTCGATGGCTTTTCGGTTGCGATTGAACTGGAGCGTTGAGAGCCCCATCATTTCGCCGCTGCCGGTCGCTAATTGGGTCTCTGCCGCCCCTTGTGTCTGAGCCGCCGAAATAGCTAGTTGTTGCTGTTCAGGGGTCTGCAAACCAAGCTTTTGAAGGAGTTCGTTTTCTTTGGCCCGCTGGTAGAAGACCTTGCGATAGTTTTGGCCCTGAGCCCCAAGGACATCCGCGTAAGTTGCGGTAAACGAATTGATGCCCGATTCGCTTGTCGCTTGCTCGACGCCCGGATCGACCCATTCCCATTTAGGGGTTTGCCATTCAACAGGGGTAAATCGCCTGCGGTCGCTCAATAGGTCGATAGGCCCTGGGAATCCGTCGAGGTTGGTTCGGCTTGCTGCATCACAAAAGCGATCCCAAACAGGCTGTAGCAAGTGCCTGATAAGGTATTTCTGGATGATCCGAAAACGCCGACGGTCTTCGAGTTGGCTAGTCCGGCTCGAACTGTAGGAGGTCTGCGAATAGTCGCGTGCTACAACCTCGTAGGATAGCCCGGTCCCTACCGCGATTCCGCGAAGGATAACCTTAGTCCATTCGCCCGCGCTGTTGTTTGGCCTCGTTGGGTTGATTACCTCGACCGATTCGTTAGGGTTCAAATCGAAGATTAATCCCGGCTCTAGGTATCGCTCTCGATTGCCTGCCTTGTCTTTTCCGTTGCCGCTCTCTGGGTTGTTGAGATTGCCTAATGGCATTTCGGTCTTTATCGCCGCCGTGAAGCATGACGCAATAGCCGAGGCTTGGAGTTCGTTGTCGAGATACGTTCCAAGGTCGCGAATTGACGCCAACGCTGGAGCAAACCACGTAACGCCCCGCGTCTGTCCGACTCGATCCTGCCTAAACAGGTGAATGATTTCCCTGGCCGGGATTTCCTTTGGCGTTCGGCTCACCGCGTAGGGTTGTAGCGGATGGTCGTCATAGATGAGATAGGCAAGGGGCTTGCCCGATTCGTCCACTTTTATCCCGCGAATTACCCGCGTGCCATCGCCGCGATTGATGCCCATCGTGTACGTGTCTCGATCGGTCGCTAGCCGGTCGGCTTCGATGATCTCAAGAGCCATCGGAATCGGTCGAGAGATTCCCCGGTATTCCGTCGAGGGTAGATTGACTACTCTGATCAGAACTTCACCCGCTTCGACCATTTCGCGAAGGGCGATAATCTGGATTTCTTCCAGGGTCAAACGCCCGTTGATGTCGGCAACTTCGGACCACTCGGACCAAGCCTTATCGCGTAGGTCGTTGATGTCCTCAATGTCATCGCCTTCGGGAGTCTCGAACGTCGATTGGGCCTGGATTCCCGCGCCGACAACGGAGGAGACGATTGTGTCTACGACGCCCCAAGCATAGGAATTATCTCGAACCAATCGCCTAGCCTCTGCCCTGAGTCGATCGGCCCCGAATGGCCCCATTAACTCTTGGTCGGCTGGTAGATTCTTGGGGTGTCTGTTGCTCGATACCCGCGATGGCTCGGCCCCTTGGTAGGATCTGGCAAGGGCCTTACGTGCCGCTTGCCGTCGCAATCCCGCGATGGGGCTAACTGCCGAGACTACCGAATCGATAAATCGCTCAATCATCGACGGCCCCCTACGATTCGCCCGAGGGAGATGCCGCCCGATCCGCTTTCACGTTGGACTTGATGGAGTAGCTTGTTTCGCTCGGCCATCAATGACGCTAGGTCAAGCTTGGTCACGGTCCTAGAGCCAATGGAATACTGAGACGCCCCTCCGGTTAGAAGGGCCTCGATAGCTGCGTCGATTAGTGCCAACAGGGATGCCGCTGATGCCATGCGTCAATCGTTGCATGGCTTGCTTGCCCTTGGTAGATGCCTGTACTATTCCATTAGTACACTGCTACAAATTATTTACGCTCTTGGGTCCAGGTGTGCCCGCAATAGGAGCATCGGCAATATCGCACCTTGGCTTTGGTGCAATAGACCCTCGAGTAGCTTTTGCCGATCGGTCGGCGTGATTCGCAAAGGGTGCAGGGCCTTGCTTCATCTTCGCGGGGGATGGGGGCCTCGATAACCGCCACCGATTCGACCGGCTCGATAATCTCGATCGGCTCAATAGCCTCTTGCGTTGCTGGTTTTTCAGTTCGCCTTGGTCTTTTGCTCATATCATCCTCTTCTCTTAGGGATCCATCCACCTTGACGCTGCCTGAATCTTTGCTGCCCGTGCCTGTACGCTTGAGGCGCAGGCTTGGCTTGTTTCGGCTCGTCACCAATATGCTTTGGAGCGACCTCAATTTCGCTTGGGGCGATCAACTTGACGCCGCAAGCCTCCGAGCCTGCCGCTGCCATGTACGTTGCATCGAGCCAGTGGTTATTGCTGTCTCGGACATTCCAGTAGGTTTTGGCCCCCTTGCCCTCCGTGAACTTGGTTACCAGTTCTTCGGCTGCGATATGCTGAGCATACTGCGAATGCCGTTTTTCGTCCTCAAGGCTGAACACCGAAAGCGACCCGCGGCGAAGCATGTTTGCATCATCGAAGGTCGGGGTCATAAATCGCTCATGGATAAATTGCTTCCAGTAGCTGGTATCTAGCTCGTAAAGCCAAACATTTGACGATGGAAGCTTTTGAGCGTGCAAGTTGGCCCCTGCGATTGTCACCGAGCTGGATTTAGCCTTTCGATGGTATGGGTCTTGCCCCTTCGACGGATGGAAGATCCCGCCGACTTCGCGACAGAATGAGTACGCCGCATTGGTAAACGCACCCGAATCTACTAGGCAAAAGTCGATCGCCCGACGCGTTCCTGTTGTGTCGACGAATTCTTTTTGAAGTAGTTCGTCTCGGAGCGATAAGAGGGCCTGATAAATCATGGGCTCACTGGCTTCGTGATCCATGCTCTTATCGGTCCCGTAGACTTGCTGGATGCCGTAGTCCGCTACGATGCCCCCAGCACCGTGCCACCACGCCGAAACAACCCAATGCAGATAATACTTGCCAAGGTCGATCGCCGCTGTCAGGGCTACGGTATTGGCTGGTAGTTGACGTCGAACCAAGCCGCTTATCCTTGACTCGACAAGAGCGGGGGTAATGCCCAAGCCCATTGGCCCGGCTTCCTCTGGCGGGTCGTTGTCGTCTTCGGTCGATACCGCCTTTTGCCCCCGGTCGGCTACCCGGTTGAAATAGCTATGAACCGCCGATAGTTCCATCGGTTCGCCGTCGCTGTGGGTCTTGCGTGAGTAGCTAGCCTGATTGCTTACTACCGCCCCGCGTTCAATCTCGGCTTGATTGTCGCGCCAAAACCGGAATGCTTCCCTAGCGTCCGGGTCGTCGGCTTTTCGCCCTTTGCGAAGATCGATGTACTGCTCGATCAGGTCCATTCGATCCGGCTTGGTGACAAGCTTGCGGTATCGCTTGCCCCTCCAGCTCGGTTTCTGCTTCGGGTCGGTGTACTTAAAGGCAATACACTTGCGATTCTGAATCGTGCAAAGCATTACCCGAGGGATCCGCTCTGAGGACTGCCCTAGCCCGCCGATATCCTGCTCGATGATTTCCTCGTTCTTGGCTATCATCGTTTCGCTGGCCGCTGCCTCCCGGTCTTCGATGTCGTCGAGAATTGCTAACGTCGGCCGCGCCGAACGGAATTTGGTCCCGCGAATCGCCCCGTCGATTCCAAGGGAGTAGAACACTTGCCCCCTGCTACACGGCTCGATGTCTTTGGGCCAATCGGGGATCTGGCTACGGCTGATCGTAGGGAAGACGAAAAATTCTGGCCCAATGACGATGTTGGTAGATTGCCCGCCGCATGTCTGCATCCGGCCCCGGCTCGACCAACCGCCGACGGCCTGAAACGGCATCCCGATTTCTGGATAGTCCTGGATAAACAAATCGTTTTGCTGTAGCTGCTCAACTAGGTCACGGACTTCCTTTTTCGCTTTATCCGCGTTTTTGCCGATTACGACGGGAAACGTCGATAGGCCCCGGACCATTAAGAACAACGCCACTCGAATAGCTAACGTCGTTTTACCTTCGCCCCGCGGTCCTGCTATGCCTTGATCGCCGCCGTACTTGGCCGCGTCGATAATCGATTCGATCATCGCTAGACGGTCGCTAGTCCAAGCCTCAAAGAACTGGGAGCCGAAGTAGGTTGAGAGCCAAAGAGAGCAATCAGATTCAGCCTCAAGACGCCTAGAAGGGTCTAACGGGGGCAGGATGAAAATATCCCGTTGGCTAGCCCGTCTCTTTGCCATCAGGTCGCGTTGATATGCTCGACGGTCGCCCTTAATTGGATCGGCCTGCGATGCCGTTTTCGGATGCAAGCTTAGCAAGTTCTGCAATTGGGACAGACTGAGCGAGTTCAAGAAGTCGGAGTCGTTGCTCATTTTCTTTTACCTCCCGCTTCGCGTCTAGCTCTTCTCGCTTGCAATCTATGGCATCCGCTGCGAGAAGCACCTTGGCCGCATCGATCGCCAAATCTGGATCGGTCAAGCATTGCATTAAGGCTTCTTTGATCGCCTCTTTGTCGACGTTCCATTTTTCCTTTAAGGCTCGATTGACCAAGCGTAAATCCTTCGATGTCTTGATCTCCAAACAAGCCGCCCCCTACCCCGCGAAACCGCTTGCTAACGTGCTAACTTTCATCTGA